CACCCTTTGTTGACAGCGACACAGGAACACAACTTCAAAGGCACGGAAAGTATTTCTTCCATTCCTTATAATGGTGTAGTGGTAGCACATAGTAATGAGAGTGAGTGGACAACGTTTAAGGCGAATAAGAACAACGAAGCGTTCTTAGACCGTGTTTATATAGTTGAAGTGCCATATTGCTTACAAGTGGAAGAAGAAGTGCTGATTTATAAAAAGCTTCTATCAGGTAGTACGTTGTCGAAGGCTTCAATTGCTCCGAACACGTTGGAAATGCTAGCTGAGTTTTGTGTGTTGACACGACTTGAAGAAACAGAAACATCGTCTACAGTTAGTAAGATGAGAGTTTATAACGGAGAGAACGTTAAGGATAAGGACAGTAGAGCTAAGAGCTTCCAAGAGTATAAGGACATGTCCTCACTTAACGAAGGTTTCTTTGGAGTGTCTACACGGACAGCTTACAAGGTTTTAGCTGAGGTGTTCAACTATGATGGGACGGAGATTAGTGCAGACCCTGTGCATTTGTTATACATACTAGAACGTATGGTGGAAAAAGGTCGTTATTCAGAAGAGATTGAGCTAAAATACATTCAGTTTATTAAGAATTATTTAGCTCCTAGTTTTGCTAAGAAGGTGGAGAAGGACATTCAAACTGCCTACCTAGAATCTTACACTGAATACGGACAAAGTATCTTTGATAGGTATATTACGTTTGCTGATCATTGGATTGAGGACAACGACTATAGGGATGCAGACACTGGACAGATGTATGATAGAGCTACCATAGATGCAGAGCTGGAGAAGCTTGAGAAACCGGCAGGCATCGTTAATAGTAAAGACTTTCGACATGAAGTTGTAAACTTTGCGTTGAGATTCCAAGCTCAGAACGGGGGCTCAAATCCTAAGTGGACGGCTTATGAGAAGTTAAAGCGTGTCATTGAAGCTACAATGTTCAGTAAGACGCAAGATTTGCTTCCTGTCATCTCATTCACTGGACAAGGAAACAGTGATGATAAAAAGAAACATGAGAGCTTCATTGCAAGAATGACAGAGATGGGCTACACTGAAAAGCAAGTGAAACGTGTTGTAGAATGGCAAATGAGATTCTCCAAGAGTTCATAGGCTAAAGACATAAGGGAGGGGCAGCAATGTCCTTCCTCTTTTAAGGGGATCTGGATGGCAATTATAGACCGCCGTAAAAACGGCAAGAATAAGAGTGCTGACAATCGCAAGCGTCTAATTGATAGGTTGAAGCCTATTATTAAGAAGAAGATGGATGAGAGTTTAGGCGAAGGAGGTATTAAGGACGCTACAGAGAACAAGAAAATAAAGATACCCGGGAAAACCCTTAGCGAGCCCTCTTTCGAATTTGATAGAAAGAAAGGCAAAGGACAGCGCGTTCTAGTGGGAAATAAGGATAAAAACAAGGGTGACCGCATTGATAATGGGAAAGACGAGGAAGGAGGAGCAGGCACTCAAGGAAGCGACTCAGGAGAGGGAGAAGACGATTTTGAATTTGTATTGTCGAAAGCTGAGTTTCTTGAGCTGTTGTTCTCAGATATGGAGCTGCCGTCTTTTGTTAAAGAAAGCATGAAAGACACTATACAATACAAGCTACAACGTAGTGGATATGCTAAAGAAGGTACTCCGCCTCGTTTAGCGCTCGTCAAGACGCTTAAGCAAGCACTGGCTAGACGTATAGCCACTGGAAGTGAACGCTTCTTAGATGACGTTGATTTGCGTTATAAGCACTATGTACGTAAACCTAAGCCCATCAGAAGTGCTGTTATATTCATGATGATGGACGTGTCAGGAAGCATGGGAGAGCATGAGAAGTTACTAGCTAAGAAGTTCTTTTTGCTGTTCTATCTATTCTTAGAGAAAGAATACAAGACGGTGGAGATAATTTTCATACGTCACACACAGGTGGCGAAAGAGGTGGATGAGAACGAATTCTTCTACGGTAGAGAGTCGGGAGGCACTGTAGTGTCCAGTGGCCTCAACCTCATTAACAAGATAATTGAGGATAGGATAGACGAGAATATCTACAACATATATGTAGCCCAGGCATCGGACGGAGACAACTTCGAAAGCGATGGGGAATGTGTAGGAGCGCTAACTGTATTATTAGCTAAAGTTCAATATTTTGCATACGTACAGACAGAAGATTTTAAAAGACGTCAAACTAAAATGAAATATGACCTCAAAGACCTGTGGAATACCTATGAGAAAGTGGAGGATAAGAAGTTAAACAAAGGGCGGCTATATGCTCCATCGGACGTATATCCGGTACTTAGGGGTCTTTTTAAAAAGGAAACTTAATATGACAAACAAAGGTGAGTTGTTGTTTGAAGAATCTGATAGTGATTGGGATTTTCCTCTCTTAGAAAAGATATGGGAAACGGTGGACGACATTGGAAAGAACACGCTAGGGTTTGACTATTATGACGCTCAGATTGAAATCATAAGTAGTGAGCAGATGATTGACAACTACTCTACACATGCCTTGCCTCAAATGTACAATCACTGGAGTTTTGGAAAGAGCTTTGTACAGAACGACAATGCATACAAGACAGGACAGCAAGGGTTGGCATACGAAGTGGTTATTAACACCAACCCTTCAATTGCCTACTTGATGGAGAACAATACAGCTACTATGCAGGCACTTGTGTTAGCACATGCTAGTGTCGGACATAGTGGGTTTTTTAAAACTAACTATCTGTTTACAGGATGGACAGACGCAGATTCTATTCTAGGGTATTTGTCGTTCGCTAAATCTTACATAAGTCAATGCGAAGAGAAGCACGGCAAACTTAGAGTGGAGTGCCTGTTAGACGCAGCCCACGCACTGCAACTACACGGAGTAGATAAGTATAAGAAGCCTCTGGCTAGTGTAAAGAAGTCAGACAGGCAGAAACTCGAAAGAGAGAAACACGAGGAAGAGAGTTTTGCAGACATTTGGCGCACTGCCTCCCCTGTGCCTAAATCTAAACCTTCCATTTTCGGAGAGGAAGATTGGGGGGATTGGGAAGCTGAACAAGTGAACGAGAAAGAAGAAAACTTACTTCTCTACATTGAAACACACAGCCCAAGTTTAGAGCAATGGGAAAGGAACATACTAGGCATTGTGCGGAAAATAGCACAATACTTCTATCCTCAGCGTCAAACGTCATTGATGAACGAAGGGTTTGCGTGTATGTCTCATCACACTATAATGACAGAGATGTTTGACAGAGGGAACATCTCAGCGGGAAGCTATTTGGAATTCCTAACCAGTCATAGTGGTGTAGTGTATCAGCCCGGGTATGATAGTAAGCATTATAGTGGGATAAACATCTATGCATTAGGATATGCTATGATGAGAGATATACGGAGAATGTGTACCTCTCCTGACAAAGAGGACATGATCTGGTTTCCGGAGATATGTAACACAGACTGGAGAGAGACAATACAGCATGTAGTGGCTAACTATAGAGATGAGAGTTTTGTGGCTCAATTCCTGTCTCCTAAGATAATAAGAGACTTTGGGCTGTTCACTCTTGACATTGATAATGACTTATCCTATCATTTAGTGAGTGCTACACATGATGATGATGACGTTCATTCAATAAGAGCCTCGTTAAGTGGGCAGTACGACTTAAGCAAGAGAGTGCCACAAATTGAAGTGTCAGGATTCGATAAGGAAGGAGATAGGACGTTAAATATAGTGCATACAGTGAGAGATGGTGTTACACTGGACTACAGGAGTGCTAGAAATGTAGTGCATCACATCTATTCTCTTTGGGGCTTTCCGGTGAATTTGGAGTATAGAGATGAGAATGGGGTTAGAGTGGAGAGCATATAATGGCAGCTAAGAAACCAAAGCAACAGCGTCAGCTCATAGAGGGCAAGTGGAGAAGAATAACTCCTACAGGGAAAGTGGGGGTCGAATTGACGCATTGTTCTAACACGATGACAAAGGCTCAGATGGTGGGAAGGGTGTTGAGTGCTTTGAGGGAGAGCACAAGGTATTGGATTCCTAAGATGGACAAGCTTAATGAAGGAAAGAGACGAAGAGCTAACGGCGATTGGGAAAACACTTGTGAGGGCTGTGGAGATTGGTTTAGGCTTCCAGACTTAGAGATAGATCATATAATACCATGTGGAGGAATGAACTGTTTTTCTAAGGCTCAAGGATGGTTAGAGAGGGCTTTTGTAGAGAAGGAAGGATTTCAGCGCCTATGTAAGATTTGTCATCTTTCTAAGACATTAAGAGAGAAGAAAACTAAAGGGGAATCTCAATGAACTTTAACACTGAGGGGGATGCTTGGGAATACTGGGAAAACACTTGGTATGAATCAGGTAAGGGATACGAGGGAGGTGGGGAGAATACTTCTCGGCAGGTTGACATGTTTAATGATTGGATAGAGGAAGAGGGCATTACACTAACATGCAAGAGAGGGGAAATTTAATGACAAAACATCTTTTCATCCCAGACGTACAAGCTAAAGAGGGCGTATCCCTCGAACATTTATCGTGGATTGGTGAATATATTGTAGACAAACAGCCTGATGTTATAGTGCAAATTGGTGATTTTGCGGACATGCCCTCACTCTCTAGTTACGATAAGGGCAAACTGTCATTCGAGGGTAGGAGATATAAGAAAGACATAGACGCTACTAAAGAGGCCATGGACTTGTTATTAAGCCCGATGCGTGAATACAATAAAAAGATGAAGGAACAGAGTCACAAGATGTATCGGCCTAAGATGGTGTTAACGCTAGGCAATCACGAAGACCGGATTGATCGGGCTGTCGACAACCAACCAGAGCTAGATGGCCTCATGTCGATGGACGACCTGCCATATGGTGATTGGGAAGTAGTGCCATATCTCAAGCCTGTGACAATTGATGGGGTAATGTACACGCACTTCAACCCAAATCCGATGACAGGAAAGCCTAGAGGGGGTAGAGCTGCGCTACAGTTGGAGAAAGTGGGAACTAGCTTTGTATGTGGACATCAGCAGCTATTAGACGTTGCTACACGTTTCCTACCTTGCGGTAGGCAGCAGTGGGGAGTCATTGCTGGAGCGTGCTACACGCACGACGAGAGCTATAAGGGGCATGTAGGTAACAAACATTGGAGAGGCGTTATTATGTTACATGACGTTAAAGGTGGAAGTTTCGACCCTTGCATCGTGAGCCTAGATTATTTAAAAGGGAAATATAAGAAATAGCTTGCATTATTTAAGCCCTTGTCCTATTATTAGGGTGAGGGCTTTTTATTTGGAGAACAATAATGAGAACAAACCTATTAGCAGGCATCGCCTTATTAGCAGTGACATCAGCGGGGATATATTCAGTTCAGACAACTCCTTACGTACTATCTCAAGAGAAAGTTCAAGCGGTTTACGACAAGATATATGCAGCGTCTGGAGAAGATTTGAAGAACAAGCGTCCGATTAAGTGGGTGGGGGATAATAATAATATTAATGCATATGCCACCTATTACACTATAGTAGTGCTTAAAGGTCTCGGTGATGTGGTGAAGAATGACGATGAGCTTGCATTAGTTATTGGACATGAGCTTTCCCATATAACGATGGAGCATGTACTTAAGAAAACTGAGAGTGCGGAGGAGTCTCGAGAACACGAATCTTTGTCAGATAAGATGGGAAGCTTCTACATGATGAAGGCAGGATATAGCGTGTGTAAAGGTAGGGTATTCTTTCTTAACCTACAGAAGGTAGGCATGAAAGGAGGGAACACTCATCCTAATACAATGTGGAGATATAATCAACTTAACGTTGGATGTGGAGGAGATGCGAAATGAACAAACTACCATTTTTTGAAATAGCTATCATTATAGTGATTATTGGAATTCTTTGTGCCATAGCGTAAGGAGATTGGAGAATGAACATATTAAAAGAATTACAAGACAGTGAAAAGAGAGAAAAGGAATTAGAAGCTTCTTTACTTAAATTAAAGATGCAGGTAAAAGTGTTAGCTATCGCATACGTTAGCTTGACATTATACATCCTTATACTATAGTTAATGTATAAGAGACTAAAGGAGAGATGTCATGTTCACCATCAAGAAAAACACTCGTGAAACCGAGAGAGAAGAAGAGCTGAATGTCACATCTCACGTAATCGGGCTCGGAGGCAGTATGATAGCTGCTTCCCTCGTCTACCTCTATGCTACGTCTCCTGAGGGGATGCTTGCTGGGATGCTATTTTGTGTGTCTTCCATGCTAACCTATGCCAGCTCTATACTCTATCATGGCGCAGACAACACTAAATTAAAATCAATATTCTACGTCCTTGATTGTTCTTCAATATACATTCTAATTGCCTCCACTGCGTGCTCCTTCCTAATCGTTGCCCCTCCTTCTCTCACTATATACATATTCATAGCCCTCATCACTACCGTAGCCCTCCTTGGGGTGGTGTTTAAAATTTACTTCCGACACGCTCATCTAATTTCGTTCGCATTGAGTTATGTAGCATTTGGGTGGTTAGTGATGATGATGGCTGCGCCCTACGTCACTGGCTTACCCTCTAGCTTCATCCTTGCAGGAGGTATGTGTTACTCCTTAGGGGTTGTGGCCTACCTATCATCTAGGGTTATGTACAGTCATTTCGTGTGGCACATAGCGGTTCTACTAGGTAGTGCCTGTAACTTTGTAGCATTAATGCTTGTGATTTGATAAACAATAGTCTATAGTTAAACTAAGACATAAACAAAGGGGAACAAAAATGATGATGCAAGCTAGAAACACCTTTCTCACTATGTTGTTATTAGCTGTAGTTAGCTTTGTAGTAGTGAAAGGAGTCGAGGTAGTGCATGACGCTTTCGAGACTAGCGAGAGAATGCCAGTAGCACTGAGAGGGATTGATGACACGGTGAGTGGATTGAAGACGGTGAAGAAGTAAGGGGAAACGAAATGAAAAAATATATAGCGTTGTTAGGAGTGGTAGGGGCAGCTGAGATTGGACTTGCCCTATATCTAACCTTTTGGAGAGAACACTTTTGGCAGGCTGTTAGTGCTCATCAATACTCAGAATTTATTAACATGTTGTATTGGTTTACAGGAGCGGCACTTCTTATATGTTTCGTATCAGGAATGTCAGGGTATTTGCTCACTATCTCTGCAATTAAATGGAGAGAGAAGCTCAATAATAAGGCACTTGCTCTTAAGTTGGGGGATGAGGTGTTGAACACTCCTCAGAGAATTCAAGAAGATTGTTACTCTTACCCTGATCTAGTTTTACAGCTTGGCTTTGGATGGGCAAAAGCGGCGGTATACATAATAGCGTTTAGCATATCCCTACTTATATCGTTTAGCTGGAGCTATCTAATCATTCTAGTGGTTTATGGGGCAGTGGCTACATTGATAAGTGGATGGGTGGCTAAGCCTCTCATTAAGATGAACTATGCAACTCAGCAGGCAGAGGCCTCTTATAGGTCAGAGTTGACACCTTCTAATTTTGACCATTGTATTAAAGTGCTGTTTGGGATGGCTAGAAAGCAGAAACACCTTAGCTACACCCAAGCGTTCTTGAGTCAGATGGGAGTTGTTGTACCATTCATTATCATAGCTCCTGTGTATTTCACTACAGCGATGCCTATTGGACTACTGATGAGGTTCAACTCAACTGCCTCCACAGTGCTGGACAATCTAAGTTATGGAATGAGTAGTTTTGGAATGTTAAATAAGCTACTGGCGTGCAGGAAGAGGTTGAAAGAGATAGACGTAATTTAACTTGAGGAGAGATAAGATGTTGACGGTTTTAGTAATAGTGTTAGTAGCGGCTGTATTTGGGTGGTGTGTATGGTCAGAGGACTAACTTGCAGTTTCTTAACATGAGAATCAAGATGTGTTAAAGAAATCCAAAATCCTTAACATATCCATGTAAGCCTCATAGAAGCCCCTCACGGGGCTTTCTTCTTTAGAGATAGGATAGTAGGGAGATGGACTTTCCTTTGGCGTAGACAGGCTTATGTGCAGCATTTACAGGAAAGTGAAGTATAGGACTTCCTTTGTACTTCCCTAAAATAAATAAATCAGCTTCTGCGTTCCTTCGGTTGTCCAATCCTTTGCTAACCACCTTCTTTCCACCCACTGTAATTTTATTCCACATCCTAAACCCTGTTCTAATCTGTAACTCACTACCCTTTGCGTTCACATATCGCAGTAGAGAGCTTGCTTTCATGCCTCCTACCCCAACGTTGTAACAGAAGCACACTAGCGCATCGAATTGAGCTTGTGTCACTTCCACCTTCAAAGCTTCGTTTACGCCTTTTATATATTTCCGTAATCCTTTCTTGTATATGTCGCACGCTTCTTTAATCGTTATCTCTTTAGTCCACGCCCAAGTGCCAATATCTGGAATGTCGCTAACGGTGGAGCCTAGACCAATCGTCTTCACACCGGCACTATCAAGATATGGGAATGTAGAAATCGCTTCATATGCAGCCAGCTCGGACAGCCCTGCTTTACTCATGTCTTTTGTCATGTTTGTTTCCCTATGTTAAAGCTCTTGTGAGCTTCATGGTTGAACGAAGAAGGCATTCCCTATACATCCCTAAAGGGTTAGGAATATGGACAACCTTCGGCTTGTATTTATTTTTGCATTTTTAGCTGTTTTCTATTGACACCCTCTAAAACCACTGATATAATGCCACTAAGGGTTTCATTTGAACTACAACTAAAGGGAATTAACTATATAGTTACTATGAAGACTACTAAGTAGTAGCATGAAAACACCTCTTCATATAATATTCCCCGGAATGACGCGTAGCGTTATGTAGGGGAATATGCAACAACGGTTTCTTACAATCCACTGCCGCGTGTTCCTATATATTAACACTGCCCAGTAAAGCTAATAGAATAGGGCTTGTGGGCTATCCCGCGAACAACACAGGAGAACACAATGGCATTACGACAATACTCATGTGCAGCTTGTCAGCACACGTTTGAGACGCTTGAGCGCTGGAACTCTCCAGCTCCTAAGGAGTGTCCTTCCTGCAACTCCTCCGAAGTGCACAAGATTATGAGCGGCGGGGCATTTGTGTTAAAAGGAGAAGGCTTTTACAAACCTTCCCTCTAATGTCCTTTATTGTATTCCGTATTTCGTCTCAGAGATGCGAGCTGCTCCCAAGGAAGTGGCTCTCCCTACACCTGTTCCGAACGTCCTAGCAGCAGGCTTAACTATGCCAGCAGCCTTTCCTATTAAAGTGAGCCATTTCTTTTGCTGAGAAGATCCTTTAGCAACTAACACTTCAGCAACCTCATCCTGCCATTTACTACCACTAAGTGTTAGATCCAGCATTGCCTTGTTATACCTAGAAGTTGTTAATTTGTCTATGACATCACTAATCACGCCGTGCGCGCTTCCGTAAGCTCTAAAGGTTCCTTCATCATTGTTAGACAGTCTCTTAGCTACACGTCCTAGTGTACTCTTATACAACTGACCACTAACAGCAATGATGTTCTTCGTCTGCTCAACATCCCCACCCGTATCCGAGACACTCTTCAAAAAATCGCTCACTTTCTGAGGAGTTCCGAATAATGTCTTGTGCACTGCGTCGAATGTTGGAGAGCCAGTTCCTGCAGGATTAGGGGCTTTAGCTAATAGCTCTTGGTAGCCTTCCTTAATCTTAATCTGTTTTGTCAATTTCATAGCGCTCGTGAACGAATCACTCTTGTCTAACACCCCATCTAGTTCAGCTTTAGCTTCTATCAAACTCTGCTTGACATCCCTAGACAATGGCTTATCCGCAGCTTTCAACTTAGTGGAAGAAGCGGCTTTCAGGTCATAATCAATGGAAGCACGCATAGCATGTAGTTGTCCTATGCTATTGTCGGGAAGGTCTTTAATTTGATTACTACTGGCTCCCTTCACTTCATTCCACTTGTTAGCTAACACAGAGTTGTTTTTTATAATGTCCAACACCCCGCCATTGCTCGCATCATTTGTAATCTCTCCGTCAGGTGTAACATACTCCGTGTTCATCTTCTTGAAAGCTTCCTTCTGAATCCCTTTAGCATCCGTAGGAGCCATCGCTTCTACAGTGTCGTTAACGTATTTAGATGTTTTTCCTATGCTCTCCCTATCGTTCATCACCATCGCACGTTTAGCCTCATCCCCACCACTCAAGGAGAGTTCTCTAGCCCGTAACTGGTCAGCACCCGCAGTGTAGGACGTCTTCGACCCTGCATCATCTACCGCACCCATTGCCACTTGCCCTGGGGTGAGCGTATCGATGCCGAGGGACTTCGCTGGAGCCGCAGCAGCAGCCAATGCTTCAGGAGAGTCGTCTACAGCAGTGCCCATCCTGTAAGCCGCATCTTTCAATGCAGCCTCCTTAGGAGAAAATATTTTCTGTATAATCCCAGAAGTTTCTCCCCCTTTCAATGCGTTGAAGCCAGCCTTGGCCACACTAACAACAGGGGGGATAGCCCCTCCAATAAGTCCACCCACTATTGACTTCTTAACCCTCTCTCCTTCAGTGTCGGCATAGTCAGCATATCCCAACCCAGCACCCACTCCCGCACCTGCCAACATCTTAGCAGGCAACGAGGCAGCTGCGGCAGGAGAAGCCCCACCGAAAGCAACACCAGTTCCGATGGCACCTAACACTGAACCTGCTATTGCCGACTTAGGACTACGTGCGGCAGCCTCTGCTGCACTTCTTTCTTGCATGTGATTATAAGTGGCAAGAGCATTACGTGCCCTATTGGCTCCATCTTCTGCTCCAGGCAGCTTTCCAATACCTTGCAGCACTTTGTCTTGAATTCCTAGTGCCATTCTCTCAAACTGCCGATTAAAATTCTCTACACCGTCCATAAAAGAATTGCCCGTACTAGGGGGAGGCTGGACGGCAGGGGCAGCCCCCTCAGCAGGAGCGTCATATTTAGCGGCAAACCTGTTAGCAGGAGGCGCAGCCCCTCCTTGAGAGGGCTCCCCTTGAGGGGCAGCTGCGGCACCCTCAATAGGGAGGGCAGGCGCAGCCCCCTCAGCAGGAGCGTCATATTTAGCAGCAAATCTGTTTGTCATATAAATGTCCTTTATTGTTGAGGTGCCTGTTGAGGCGCTTGAGGCGCTTGCTTAGGTAGTTGGCCTTCTCCAAAGTAGTCAACGAATTCCTGCCGGGCTTGAGGGTCAGACATAGCAGCCTGAATATCTTCTTGGGAGGCTTGCTTAGAAGGTGCCATCAGCTTATCATAAACTTCGGAGGGCTTGGGAACATCCTTCCAAGTCACTAGGCCGTTGAAGCTAGGGGAAGAAGCCATAGTTTCATACGTCTTTTCCCTATCAACCTGTTGCTGCCTAGAAGTTTTCATAAAAATAGCAGTCATCTCCCTAACCTGGGCTATCTCTTCAGGTAGTAAGGTGACGTTGTTCCCTGTAAAGAAGCTTTCTATTCGTTTTGAATAGGTTTTATACCCAGCTACCCCAGAAGTTCTGTCCAAGTCGTCTTTGGTGAGCGGACCGGAAGATTCTGCCACCCTGACCACCGCATACTTAAGCTGAGCCATTGCAGTGCCATTGTTTGGGTTTTTTTCTAAGAGATCTAAATTAAGTTTAACTTTCTTGAAGTTTTCCATACTGTCTGTAAACGGCTTACTGACAGTAGCCAGTGCTGTGCTCACCTTCATCGTCGCATCTAGTCTAGTCTTAGCTTGACCAAGCTGAGCCTTAGTTTGATTTATAGTTGCGTCCTCAAACTTTCTAGTTTCTGCTTGTATTGCTTTGGCAAGGAATTCAGCTTTTCCAGAGTTTCCAGCAGTCAATGCCCTAGTACGATCATCATATATCTTAGCCACCCTCGAAGCAGACGCATTAGCAGTACCTCCCATTGCTGCGAGCTGACTCGCAGGAGTTGCTTGAGAAATTCCTAATAGAAACATAGGCGTAGCTTCTTCAACAGTGCCAGGGGCATCAGGCACAACCTTCCTCACCATCGGTAATATTTGTTGATACATAGATTCACGGTCTTCTGGAGCAGCTGCCATTAGAGTGCTTCCCATCTTACCCAACACACCATAACTATCAAACATTGCGTTGCTAACTTCATTCTTTGTCTTAACCTGCATCACTTCGTTTGTCATGATGGAGTTATCCAATTGCATCTTGGCGGCGTGGAATTGAACAGCCATGACAGGGTCACGTGTCTTTAAGAAGTCAATAACACCTGTATACCCATTCTCTTGAGAAGCATTCTCCATACCTGTAATTATTTCTTGTTGCTTAGTGTATGCAGTGCGTTCCCAGTCAAACTTCTCTTGAGCATTCTTGAATGTCGAACCTTCCCTTTCATTCTGTGATTGTCTAATCTTAAGGTCTTCTTTCCTGATGCCCAGGTCTTCTTGTGCAATAGCTAAGAAGTCCGACTTTAGACCTAATTCCACTTTATCCATACCAAGCTTTTGGTCGGCTCGTGTATTCTCTGTATCCTTAAGTCTGTACTCTTGAGCAGCTTGGTCTCCTTTAACCATACCTCCAAGGTCTGCCCCTAACGTGCCAACCCCAGGCACGAAAGTTGGAGCAGTTGGAGTAAGAGGAGCTACCTCAGCCGTAGGTGTTCCAAACGACCGTTGATCTACAGGAGCTCCCCCCTCAGGGAGAGCCTCAGCAGTGATTCCGTATTTTGCCATAATTTAAACCCTCATGCCGTATGGATTAATTTGCGTACCCGCGTTTCTAGCAGACTGATAAGCTTGACCGCCTTGTTGGTTTTGAAACACCCCATATTGAAATTGTTGTTGGCCTAGCTGTGCGTTCTGCATGCCAGGAGCACTTGCCGTTTGCTGATTGGCAGCCGCAGCATCCCTATCTTTACTACTCTCAAGAACACTGTTAATTAAGCCAGTGTTATACTTAGCCGCATCTGCATACAAGTTTCCTTGTTGGTAGAGACTGTTCGCTCTAGCATCTCCGATCGCACCATACGCTGTCATTTGTGCGCTACCTAGCGACTGAGTCACTTGACCTTGGTCGCGTCCTTGTTGCATCTGCAAGCCAGACAATTGGTTAGTGGCACCACTGCCGAGCTGTGCAATATTAGATAGAGTGTCCATGTGCATGCCAAAGTAGTTTTGAGCATTTTTTTGACCGAACTGGGAAAGTCCTATTAGGGTGTTTCCAGACCCTAACATTCCCATAGCTGCTCCTTGTCTTTCAATAGCTTTAGTGCCTTGATCTACCACAAATCCATAGCCCGGAGTTGATTCTAATTTAGCAGTGACTTCGGCTCCTGTATATCCAACGTCTTTCGTAGTTTGGAAATCGCTTTCATAACTACTTTGAAGCTTCAATAAATCTTTATTGAGGGCTATTCTAGCGTTGTCTTTTTCTTGCAAGGAGGCAATTCCGGAATCAATTTTAGCAGTGTGACGGTCAATCATATTCTGACGCTCTCGCATATACGCAGCCAATGCACCCTCATGCGCCCCTTTCGCGTCTACATCATTATAATTCTTTCCAACTTCCGTAGCTATGCCGTTAAAGATGTCGTCATATCTTTGATTGCCAGCAGGAAGCCCCACAGCTGCAGCGTCATAATTATTTAAGGGGTTTGTCGATTCATAGCCGGAGTAATTTATAGGTGTCTTTCTAAGCTCTGCAATGTCAGCTGCTAGAGTAGAGGCTTTTTGTTCTGCCGTGAATCTAGCTAGCACTTTATCTCTTGCAGCTGCCCTTGCCACCGGGTCTGTGAGATTTTCAGCGTCTGCAATCTGTTTTGCCTGAGTAGAAGAAGCACCAAGCTCAATTGCCCTATCCTTAATGTCATACGTGGCAGACAGAGGATTTAGCCCCATAAACCGCATCATCTCATTAGAGGCCTGGGTGGAAGCAAAGGACATAGGCTTTAATGTCTTAAACGCTGCATTATAGCCCGCGTCAATTTCTTTCTTTGCAGCCGCCATAGAACCTTCATAAAGCTTCAACCCCTGCCTGTATAAGCCTTCTTGCTCATTAGCAGCAGTTCTAAACCACTCTAAACTTTGCGTAATGTCCATCTGAGGAACATATGTCTTTTTTGTGGATTTTCCTTTCCTCTCGCTAACTGTAGCAACCCCCACTCCCTGAGTGCCTGTAATCTTCATACCACTCTTATTTCCCCCCATGGCATTCTTAGCCATCCCGCCTAACACTGAACCTGCCATTGAACCTGCTGCCGCCACTGCGATTGCCATTATAATTTCCTTCCAAATATTAGTAAGTCTACAATTTTTTGTCTCCACTCTATAGCTTCTTTCATTCTTCCTTCAAGCTCAAACCCAACCCCTAACATGGCAGTGTGAATATGAGGACACGTAGCTGGAGAAAAAACTACGATTCGAGTGAGGGAAGGGGTCTCTTTAGCCCAGCTAATTAGAGAGGTATGAACGTCTTTGAATTTACCAGTGCCATGATGGACGCTGTTCAAGTAGAGGTGCATGTTTATCACCATGTTCGTAAACAGGTTCCACATTAACACCCCAATAATCTCACCGTCTTCATACACCCCCTCTGCACGGCAGCTCCCTTCAAGACTAAATTTACGTTCTGTTCTAAGGATGTGAAGATCAACATCAGGCAACCCCAATAACGCTAGTTTAGGGTCGAGAAGGAAGAAAGAAGCCACATCTTCTTCGCTCAAGGGAGAGAGGGTATACATAGAAGCTCCTTAATATTTAATCATATAAAACATAACCATACAAGGCTGCACGTTGTTATGCGCCCCTCCTCCTCCTGCATTACTAGAATCGATGGTGGATGAGGTGAGGGTACTGATAGCAGTTACACCGGACACGGCATTAGAAGTGAAGGTGGAGCCTGTAAGGGTTCTAGTGTAGGGGTGATTATGAGCAGGTAGTTGAGTGGTGGTTAAGGTGTGAGTTTCATCTCCTCCAGTACTCCCCAAAACGTTAGATATAGTGCCAGTGGCGCTACCCCCGCTTCCCATTATAACACGTCTTGACATGTTAGGCAAGTTAAATGTCGTACTTCCATCACCCGCCCCATACCCGGTGCCTATCGAACTATAAAGAGTGGCATACGTAGTTCTGCTAACTGCAGACCCATCACATAAAAGCCAACCTACAATTGAAGCATGGGACGCAAATGCCATCACCATCCCTGCTGGAAGTATATCAACAGTGGCGTTCACTAAAGTTACGGTGGAGGAGGCAGTTAGGGTGCCTGTCACTGACACGGAGACATTCGCCACTGTAGCCCTTTTAAGCTCGATGTTTCCTGTAGAGGAGGCTCCGATTACAACCTTCCCTGTAGCTCCTGCGTCAATGTTAAGCTGACCACTTCCTTTTGATGAAATGTTTCCTGCGACATTAGTGTCCGTTCCAGAGGCCGCTAATATAGGACCGTTTCCTGAGGCTGCGTTACTAATATTCCATAGATTTACCGCACTTCCTACGTCAGTTAGTGTGATGACAGTTGCCCCGTCCACTGCCACCTCCCCAGAGTCTGCAGTTGAAACATTATCTTCGGTGAACACGGTGTTCCCATCACTGTCCTTCAATATAAGCTTGGTTGCTCCTTGTAACACTATCATAGCGCTACCTGAACTATCTAGCACCGTAGGATTGGCGTTAGCGTTAGTACCAGTGCCAGCATCCGCTAAAGTTGGATAGGTGGGAGCTGCTGTTAAGGTTCCTGCCGTGTATGAATAGAGAAGGCCTCCCGACAACGGGTTGGAGGTTCCAGGGTAAAAGTATTGAACTCTTGGACTACCTAAAATGATCGCCATGCTATTTGTCTTCCTCAAAATCCACTGATGCTGAAATTATAGAAAAGGGCACTTGAGCAGTGACGAGAAATTCAAACGCCCACTCTCTTGCACTTCCTAGCCTGTTCCACCTAATACTCTTTGCATAGTTACCGCTGGTACCCATGTCTCTAATAAGCTCATCACTCCAAGAATGCCCACCATCATTGCTATATCTCAATGATATTAAAGGGGTATCAGCTCCAACAGGAACGTTGCCTGTCTCCATTCTAAGCTCTAAACAATCAACCCCCATCAGGGAGGTTTGTTTATTTTGAGGTGCAGTGGTTCTAATCCTCCGGATTGTGTTACCTGCATCGTCATAATATAGGTTACTTGAGAGATAGATTTTACCGTCTCGTTGACCTGCCATTAAATGTAAGGCACCACTTTGGGCATAATATTGACCAAAATGCTCTTGGGAGGTGGTGCCCTTAAAATACGCGCGCTCATGCCACAGTTTCGTGGTGTAGTTATACACCCACGTTTTACGTGCAGTGGGGAACGTAATCTGATACATCAAATATCCACGATCATTGTATGCCATGCCAATAGCATCGCTAGTGGTGGAGTAGCTCAGAATCTGACTGGTGATGGCTTCAGTGGAGATAATTTTAAGCGTATACCCGGAGTTGTTATTACGTACAAAGGGTGCAACATCACTCTGAACTATGAAGCCCCTATTATCTAGCCAAATGAGCAAGTCATCAAGCTGCGTGATTGAAGCAGAAGCCCCACATCCAATTTGCAGCTCCAATCCTGTACGAGGAGAGAGTGGCATCCCTGAAGCGTTCGCTGCGTCATACCAAATCTCTGTACTTGCACTTCCAAAAATCCAAAGTTCTCCCTTAGCCACCCCAAAGCCCACTATATTGTCCGTATTACTCTCGGCAGTGGCAATGTCTGTAGCGTCCCATGCCCTACTGTCATTCAAGCTACTAACTTGAAACTTACCTGTGGAGGCTACATTAACTATTGTATATCCGTTTAAGAACGCTACATAATTGGCGATGGGGAAATCTGCGTCCGACATAACTGCAAATGTAGT